CCGGCTTGCCACCGCTGGTATTCCTGCTTCGTTTTATCATCGGAAATGAGTTCAAAGCTTTGCCCTTCGGCCAAGCCAAGCTCCGTGCGAAGCTGTTTATCAATCCACCCATAATCCCCCGCGAGCGGACGGTAGCCTACCTTCTCCGGCGGATGCTTCATCAGCGTATTGCGTCCGCCTACAGCCGTGACGCCCCAATTCCGCTTCATCCCCTCAACAGCCATGTCGTGCGCGAGGTCCTTTTCCCCCGTCTTTTCATAGGCATCGACGAACATAGTCTGGTAATCAAAGTCGAACTGTTTTGCGAACGCTGGAACGGCTACCAGATTTGGGGAGGAAATAAGTCCGCCAAATTCCCCGACTGCTTCGCCAACCAGCGTCGAAAGCGCCGATACACCACCCTCTCGCGCCGCAAGGATTTCTTGCGCTTCCTTGCGTTTGATAGTTCTGGCTTGCCGTTCTTCCGTTGAGTTCCCACCGTTAACCATCCTCATCAGTTCGTCTGCGGGATAGATGTCCTTCCGCTGGCGGTAGAACTCAACGTCGGCGGCCAGGGCATCAGAGATACGGGCGTCGTACGCGCGAGGGTCGGCCTCCTGCAGCTGACGCAAAGTGTCGAGCGCGAACATCGCTTGCGTTTGGTTATTAGAGCGGACCATGCCGGTCAGCGTTCCAACCACGTCCGTAGGAATATCGTTAGTGCGCTGGACGAGCGGAACGACTCCGTTCGTCACGTAGTCCTGATCGGCGGAGGCCAACTTCTGCAGCCCGCTATCACCGACGATCGCGTTCAGCATCTTCTTATCATCATCGGACGTAGGGTCCCACACGCTATATTCGCTGTCAAGCTTCGTCACAGCGGTAGCAAGGAACCGTGTGTCCTCGGTCTTTTTATCCAGCGCATCCTGCGCCCGCTTCCGCGTGTCGTAGTCGCCGAGCCATCCGTCTTGGTAGCCCGCGTCGATATCAGCCTGGCCGCGAGTACCGTCCATGATACCGTTTAGCAGGTCGTTCACCTGCGTATCGATCGCGAGTTTATTCGCTGCGATAGCATCAGCAGCCTCTGCCGCGACCTCACGATCTCCGTCTGCCCGGATCGCCAAACGATCCTCGTACGGTAGGTTCGCGAAGGCAGGGTTATTGTCCAAATTCGGATCAGCGCCCTCGGCCTTCGAAATCCACAGCTGCGCGAACTGACCAGCGGTCATGCCAGGCGCTCCGCCATTCAGCCGTACTGCGTCAAAGCCCACAACTTCCGTGGCTTGACGGTTAGGATTGCTCAGCAATTTAAGCGCACTACCAGGGCCTTGCTGATGGGCGAGGTAAAGTTCTCCTGCGCTTACTGGACGGCCAAGCTTACTTTCCAAATACCGCTTATTACTCGCCATAAAACGGGCAGCGCCTTCAGCCGACTGCCCCGCATCGAAGCGGTTAGCTACGCCCCACTCACGCGCGTTGGAGTCGATCTGTTGGAACAGGCCGCCGGCAGAGGAACGCGGGTTCTGCGCGCTAGGATTGCCTCGGCTTTCCAGCCACGCTACCACACGCAGGGCTTTCGCATCAACGCCGTTACGTTCTGCTGCAGCATCGATCACGCTGCCAACGGAGTCGGGAATGTTAATAGCGCCCGCAGCCTGCGCACGTTTATACGCCTGCTTATACCCAACGCCTTCCATCCCGATCGAGGTCTTGAGCTTTAGCTCTTCCTTCTCAATCTCCGACAAGTCTGACGTATCAATAGTCTCGAACACGCGGGCCTTCCACGCGTCAAGCTGTTCGGGCGATCCGCCCGTATCAGGGTTCAGTCCTTTCAGCGCCGATTGATACTCCTTATCAATCCCCGTACGGAAGTACGCATCGCCTGCGGCGTACTCAAACGTGAGGGCTTCGCCCACGATCCGCTGCTTTACCTGCGACGCACGGTAGGTGAACTCCTCACGCAGCTCCGGCGTAACATCGCGGGCGAGGAACTCAGCCTCGGCTTTACCATACTCCGCCTCGGCGAGTTGCTGAAAACCCTTCCCGCTCGGATCGGCATTCCGCTTCAGCTCCGTAAGCCGTTCACTCACATTCGTCTCGAACGCGGAGAAATTCGTGAGCGTAGTGAAGCGGTCAGTCTGCTCAACGCGCTGCTTTTTCCGCTGTTCGTGGACTTCAAGGGCAGCGCCGATTGAGGCAAGGCCCCGGCCGATCCCTGCACCGAACGCATCGGGCGAGGCTCCGGCCGACGACAGCATCGCCAGTGGCTGCGCCGAGGGCCGTGTGTTACCTTGAACGGGGAGAGGAACCTTCACGACGCATACCTCAAATTAGTCCCGGCCTTTGTCCGCCACGGATCGTTTGTGTAACGTGCGGGGTTCGCCACGCTCGTAGACCCACCGACGAGGGAACCTGCGGCGCCCAAGAATGACCCAAGCATATTGCTTACGCCCGCCGATTTCGCCAGCTGTCCCTGCGCCCGCTGATTAACCGCCTCGGTCTTATACCCATACGCTTCCAGTTCCCCGCCCTGCCGAATATTCAGCGCGTCACGACGACCCAACTCACGCGCTGCCTTCCGCGTACGTATGGACGACTTTGAGTTCAGCGATATGCCCGATGCCGCCTGTACGCTTTCCTGTTCTCCGAGCATCCCAAGCGTGATCATATCCTGATCTTGCTGCTCGATCTGTGCGCGTTCAATCGACCGCTTCGCGTTGTCCTCCGCGATGGAGGCGTTCATTTGTGCGACTTTGTTCTGATAGTTTCCGGCGGCCAGAGCCGCGAAGCCGCTGACAGCGGAACCGACCGCCCCAATTATTGCTGATAGACCAAAGTCAGCCATCACACCCTCATTTCGTAAATGTCAAAATCAAGGGCGGAAAGCGACGTGCGCTTGAACCCACAGTATTCGGCGAAGCGACGGCCCCGCTGGAAGTCGCAGTTAATCGCAGTGATTAGTCCGCCCGAGCGAATGCACAGCATTTTTGTATACTCACGACAGACCCGCGTGTGCTTGAACGTCCAGCCCTCGCACATCAGGAAGCGAAACTCGGCGGAACCGAGCAGCCCCTTCCGATCCACCTGCGCGAACGCCAGGGGCATAGCCTCGTCGTAGAAGGCCCACATAGCGCCCGTACGGGTCTCGTCCGCCACGCGTTTCCATTCCTCCCGCGAGTTCGCGGTCAGGTTCGCCACTACTTCGCTGGGCACCTCAGGTACGGCCTCAATCCGGATCATCGCCAACCTCCATCGAAGTCACGATACCGAGGATCGAAGCGGGCAGAGGCTGATCCTGCACAACGTAAGTCGAGCCATCTTCGTCCCAACGCGGCTGAACAAGCACGGTTTTGAAACCAGAGATAAGGTTCGTGGGTTCACCGTACGCTTCCGTAGTCCGTTCTTTCATTTCATACAACTTCGTTCGGGAAGTGCCGGACTTCAGCCCTCGCGCTTCATGCAACCGCATACCAAGGCCCATCACACGTTTACGCCGGCCCTCGATTACCACAGAGGCGATGTTCAGCGGAAGGGTTTTCGCCACGCAAGTAAAGCCGAGGCCCGCGATAACGCGAGTAGCAGCGACGCCAAGTTCGATAACTCCGTCCGTCACCACCTTATCCGGCAGCACATTTCCGTCGGCCAGAACTTTAAGGGTCTCGCCCTCAAGATGATGCAGTCCGCCTACGGACGCGACGGGCGTGTCCAAGGTCCAGTCACCCTCTTCCGCTAACAGCGGCGTAAGTGCGGGGTCCTCAGGTACGAGTACGGTTATTGGACGGATAAGCGTGCCGGTGATGTGCGTGCTGTCCGTGTAGCCGGTGATTGTAGCCTTGCCACCACCCACGCGCAGTACTTTACCTACGTCGTCGATAGTAAACGGAGTTCCGTCCGAGGCGGTGAACGTAACTGCGCCCGAGGCGGCCGAAGCTTGGACAGAGGCTGCCGGGTATGTAGCGCCCAACTGTAGTCCGCAGTCCACGCAATGAGCTTCCTCAACGTGCGTGATCCCACGAGGGGCGAAGCGTTCGAGGAACTTAGTCCAGCGTCCGTTTACAAACCGCTTCACCGTTGTATATACGGTGTCAGTGGTTTCGTCCTGAATTGCCAGTACGTCCGTGAACAATCCGCGCGTGTAAGCACGAGTCCACGCGTAGACGTTCTGCTCTTTAACCATCGTGAACAGCAGCATCGCTCCGTCCGTGCGTCGCCCGTAAACAAGTTTGAATGGATCGGACGCCGACGACCAGCGAGTGATGCGGTTGGCCGCGCTGAAAAGATGGTTCGACAGGATCGAGATATCAACGCCGCTGTAGACACGGCTGAAATCGTTGTAGGAAAGTTGACGAACGGTGTGGCCCTTCCCTTCGACGTAGATAAGATCAGTGTCAATTTTAATAGGCGGCACATCGCTGATGCCGGTGTAGGTCTGCGGATCAGCGAGAACATTATTCGCCGTTACAGGCGCTCCATTCTGTCCGCCGTTCAGCAGCCACAGTCCGCCGTTCGTCAGCAACAGCAGTCCGCCGCGAATAGACACCATATGCCTGATTGGCGTTACTTCGTCCGAGTCAATCTCGAACTCATACGAGTCATTGGCGGACACGATCGTGGAGATGTCGAAGTTGCTGAAGCGCCGAGGCTTCGAGCCCCACAGCGTGAGCGGATTGTTGCGCGAGGCGGCGTAGATTTGCCGCTGTTGAAAGATGGTGGAAAGAGAAGGCCACATTCCGGTGAGCGGGGATATGTCAAACGTAACAGTAGCACCAGTTCCAATCGAAACCGAGGCTACTGGCGTTACGTAATTTTCACCCCCATTAACTACGACAACACCAACTAGATCGCCAGAGATAGTATCGACGATAGGAAAGCCGACAAAGCCGGTTCCGCCACCGGCGTCCGTTACGGTCAACACGCTCGCTTGTGTGTAGCCGGAACCGCCCGCGGTCACGGAGATATTCGTGATCGTGCCTGGGGCGAACGGGTTAAGGTATAGCGGCGGCGTCCGCGTGAAATCAGGGATGATGTTCGTATCGGTAAAGCTCGCACCGTACGAACGCCCGATGTAGCCGAGTTGTGCGCCGCGAGTAATGTCGTTGCCGCCCGACGCTACGATCACGCTGCGGTATATATTGTAATGCACAGCATCTGCTACTGGCGTCCACGTTAGGCGTAGATTGCCCGCAGTGGTGCTGTAGTCCACGATATCATCGTCGATCAAGACCTCCGATTGCAAGCTTTCATCTCCGCTAGTCGTAATAGCGGTAACGACGAACGCAACGCCCGCGCTACCACCAGCGGACGGGAACGGAGTCAGTCCAGTTGGACGAGCGGCCGTAGCCCCGAACTCCTCAATCTCCAAGTCCCAATCTGTAGCATCATTGCGGATCAAGTTTCGCACAGCGTAATCGAGGTGCGTGAGGCGAATGTAATCACGGTACTGCTCGACGCCGAGCGTGGCGAGGTCCTCATGATCGTACGGAGAGACTACGGTGTAAATTCGCGCAGCAGTACCAGACGTGAACGTGCCATAGGCTGTCGTATTAATATTGTTGCCGAACGTATCTTTCAACTGAAACGTGTTCGTCGTCACGCCAGCGACGACTACCGTCCGCCCACGCAATTCAGTCATGCCCGCGATAGCGCCAAGCTTCAGCCAGTCGCCGTTTGCAAAGCCGTGAGCGTTGGACGTGACTACGCCGGGGTTAGCCTTCGTAATCGCGGTGATCGTCTTGTCATTCTCGAGAACATAGGCGCCGTCCTGAACGAAGCGAATGTACTCGTGGCCGAATAGCATTACGTAGGTGTTCGCCGTATCGGGCGCGAACTTGAAAGGAAACATTTTAGTTTCCTTATCATCGTCCTTGATAAAGTCGCAGAAGATCAAACCCGCTCGCGTGGTAAGGCCGCCACGATAGTCTACGAAGTAGTTAACCGCCTCGGCGAGGCCTAGGTCGTACTTCTCAAGATCGGAACGCCCGAGGAAGGTCGGGGACAGCTCTCCCGCGACGAAGGCGTACTTTATTAATTCAACGCTCATGCGACCGCCGATGCTTCAAGCGCGTTAATCATCGGACCGTACGGATAGATGAAGCGCGTATTCGGCGCGCTTCCAGCGTACCCACGCGCCGCTATCCAGTCCGGGATAGTTTCGTAAACGTTCTCGTCTGTATTCGCTGCGTTAACGCGGGCCTCGAGGATTAGCGAGTTTGCCGTATCCTGCGCCTGCCGCGCACGTCCAGCTTTACCGTGGAGGGGCATTGCGATGAACGCGGCTAGGGCGTGAACAATCGCCATCTTCAGCTGCACGTCCCACAATGCGATATTAGTTTGCTGCTTGGTGTACGCGAGCAGCGCGAGTTCGTCCTGCGTGAATATAGCCCGCTGATCTTCGTGAACGCCGAGGACGAAACGGCCGAAGGTATTCAGATTGCGCGGATAGACCATATCTGTCGGCGCTGCGTACGCGTAGCGGAAGCCAGGTTCTGGATCACCTTCCGCCCACGCCAGCGTGTCGTCACGTTCGGCCAACAACGCCAGGCGCTGATATGCGCGGGTTGAGGGCCAAGGAGCCGCACGAAGCACATGGTCACGGACAGGCCCGAACCACAACCGACAGACCTCGGCCTCGCGCGACTCCTCCGTCGTAGCGGCAATGTTATCCCGAGTACCCACAGCGTTGAGGGCCATGTTGTAGATCGAAACTTCATTGTCCGCCACGACGATCTCCTTACAACTTCGAGGACGAAGTAGGCTTCTTCGTGTCGCCACGAACGGCGGCGAGATTTTCCGTGATCTCCTTCGCCTTTTCCAGCCCTGCGTCAACGTCGGCCTGAACTTCTTTCAGGTTCGCATCGACCTCTTTTTTATCCTCTTTGTAGTCCTTGACCTCTTCCTTGTAGCGTTCTTCTGCTACATCAGCGGCCGACTTCGTACCCGCCGGGGGCATAGGAGCCTTCGGCGGATGCAGCCCGTCATCGGGCATCTGCCCCGCAGCGAACGTCGACTGGTGCGTCGGCGCAGCAC